GAGTTTTACCGACCTGCCGAGGTGGACCATCTGATTGGAGACTCGTACAAGGCACGCAAGGCGTTTGGGTGGGACCCGAAGGTTTCATTCACTGAGCTTGTCCACCGGATGGTGGATGCGGACAAAGTCCTTTGAACCTAAAACCTAAAAACCCTAAAAACGTATGGTGAGTTTCCAAGTCGTTGCATGGTACGGCGAGGATACCGACTCTGAGTACGTCATTCACATCTTCGGGCGGACGGAGGATGGCAAGTCTGTCCACGTCGAAACACCGTTCGAGCCGTACTTTTTCATCAAGGTACCGCCCGATCGTAGTCCAAAGGCACTCATCGAAGAGATTCAGCCGTACAGTTCAGCCGTCATTCGACGCAAAGACCTCTGGGGGTTTCGGAATCAGGAAGAGTACACATTCCTCAAGTTGGGGTTTCGGACACTCGCTGAGATGAAAGAGTGTCGTCCTAGAGGACTCAAGGTGTACGAGAAGAATCTCGATCCAGTCCTGCGATTCATGCATCGCTCAGAGATCAAGTCTACCGGGTGGGTCCAGGTGCCAGAGAATGCGAGCCCGGGTCACGATTCGTCGTGTGACATTGACATGTGCGTGTCAGATTGGCGAACCCTGAAACCTGTCGACCGTCACGACATTGCACCGCTACGCATTGCAAGCCTCGATATAGAGGCGTACTCAGAGTCGGGTGCGTTCCCAAACGCATTCAATGAGAAGGATGTGTGTTTCCAGGTGGCTGTGACCACGAAATCGTTTGGAACCACTGAATATCTCGACCGAAAGTGCTTTTGTGTCAAGCAGACGAGTGGACCAGAATGCGAGTCGTTTGATACAGAACGTGAGATGCTCGAGCGACTGGGTCGGTACCTGCGTGAACTCGATCCGGACATTGTGACCGGTTGGAACATCTTCGGATTCGACTTGGAGTACCTGTACACGCGTGCAGTTGTCACGGTTGCTGGACCGGATGCACACATGTGGGGTCGTCTGCGTGGTATTCCAAACGAACTCGTCGTGAAACACCTGGCGTCCAACGCCCTCGGATCGAACGATATGAAGATGGTTCCCATGCTTGGGCGGTACGTGTTTGATATGTTCCAGGACATTAAGCGCGAACACAAGCTCGAGAGCTACTCATTGAACAACGTCTCGAAGGAGTTTCTCAAGGATCAAAAGATTGATATGCCCATTAAGGAGATGTTTTCGCGTTTTCGTGATGGTGACCCTGTTCTTCTCGGTGAAGTGGCTGATTACTGTATCAAGGATACGGAACTTCCGCATCGCATCTCTGAAAAGTTGTGTTTGATTCAAAACCTCATCGAGATGGCAAAGGCGACGTGGGTTCCTTTGTCATACCTGAGTGAACGTGGTCAGCAAATCAAGGTGTTTTCGCAGTTGGCACGCAAGGCGCGTGAGCTCGGATTCATGATTCCGACATTGTACTCTAAAGCGACGGGTGACGAGAAGTATCAAGGAGCAACCGTTCTCGATGCTCAGACTGGTGCATACTATGGTCCAATCACCGCCCTTGATTTTGCGAGTCTGTATCCAAGCATCATGCGTGCTCATAACCTGTGCTATTCAAGCCTGGTTATCGACCCCAGGTTTTCAAACGTCCCAGGAGTTGTCTATGAACAGTACGGACCGTATCGTTTCGCTCAAGGAGTTCCCAGTCTCTTACCTGCCATTCTGAACGAGCTTGCCGCGTTTCGCAAAAAGGCGAAGAAACTGATGGCTCAAGCAGAAGGAACGCCGATGGAGGCGGTGTACAACGGTCAGCAGCTCGCGTACAAGATTTCGATGAATTCAATCTACGGGTTTACCGGTGCTTCGAAGGGTATGCTTCCATGTGTAGCCATCGCATCAACTGTGACGATGCGAGGACGACAAATGATTGAAGAGACGAAGAATTATGTCGAGGAGCATTTCCCGGGTGCCAAGGTGAGATATGGTGACACGGATTCAGTGATGGTTGAGTTTGATGTCCAGGGACGCAAGGGTCAAGAGGCGATTGATTACTCATGGGAACAGGGTGAACAAGCCGCTGAACAATGTACAAAGTTGTTCAAAGCACCAAATGATCTAGAATTGGAAAAGGTATACTGTCCGTACTTTTTGTACTCGAAGAAGCGGTATGCCGCCAAGATGTATGAGAAGAAGGCTGGGCGAGATGGTGAACCATCCCGCGTCGTGTTCAAAAAGATTGACGTCAAGGGACTGCAGGTTGTTCGGCGTGACACGTGTATGTACGTCAGAGGCGTCCTCAAACAACTGCTGAATCTGGTGCTCAACTCTGAGGACCCGCGACCCGCCATCGAGTATGCTCGTACATCTGCGAAACTACTCCTCAAAGGCAAGGTGGATCCGAAGGAACTCACAATGTCGAAACAACTCGGTGCAGCCTACAAGACGCGTGTACCGCACGTCGAGGTCCGTGACAAGATTCGAAAACGCGCACCGGGATCTGAACCCCAGAACGGGGACCGTGTCGCGTTTTTGATTACAAAGGTGCCTGGTATACTGTGCGACAAGGCGGAGGACCCGTCATGGGTCACAGACAATAAGATTCCTCTGGATTACGTGTACTACTTTGAACATCAGTTGGTCAAACCTGTGTGCGACCTCCTCGAGCCGCTGGTGGGTGCGAACCCGTTCAAGACAATCTTCAAGTCGGTGGACTTTTTGACGACACCACTGATTTCTACGTATTTCACACCTGTCCTATAGACAAGGGATGGGAACATCAGGCACTTTGTGCCCGAATCCAAGTCGCTACGCGACTTGACGGTGTCACCTAAACACAACGCACCCTAAGAAACCATGGAACAACAGATTGCTCAGCTTATCGAAGATGAAGTGGAGCGTCGCGTCGTTGAACGCATGACAAAAGCTCTTGAAAAGATTAGTCGGACGTTTGACATTTCTTTGCAACAGCTTCTCAGAACAGCAAGTGAAAACACGACAAGTGCCTGGAACGGAAACGTGTGTCACGGATTGAGCAAGTCAACTAGGCAAAAGTGTAAACGCGGTGTCAAGGATGGGTCAGGGTACTGTGCATGTCACAAAGATCAAAAGCCGGTCCAACGTATCATCATACCGTCGAGATCCCAACTTTCTCTGATGGCACCAGTGCCAGTACACACGCACTCCCTACCTCCGATGTTTCTCGATGGATGTCCAGCGTGTGAACGTGGAAAAAAGTCTCGAATAGATATATAGTATGGCTGGTGGATTCTTCCCTGAGAAACCATTTGAGTTTAACATCAAGTGTGTCGTTTTTTCACTGGTTCTTTCGCTCGGATATTGGTTCGCACCGCACAAAAATCTGTGGGTGCTCGCGTTCCTGCTCTGGTTCCCGTACATTGCTCTGGCGTGGTATGACTGGAGCTACAGATGCGAAAGCAAGCTGCAGCCGACGGCTGTTCCGTTCGGGCGGTACATTTGGCTCCCGTTCAAACCTGATGGGTACAAACAGACTTTTGATGACCTTTCACCAGAGAAGATTGCCATCATGGACCGGGTGGACCACCTCGCAGGGTGGACCTTGGTTGCGGCTGCGGCGACGTGGTACCTTCTCAAAAACCGATCCTGAACGGACACCAGGTTTGGAAGAAACGCTTAAAAATAAACGAGGCTAGATCGTCATGGCGACACGGAGTGACCTCCTTCTCGAGGCACTTCGGCGATTTTTTGAAGTCCCTGATCACACTCAGCAACTCAAGGATATCCTCGAACACCGACGCGGAGTGTCTCTCAGGAACCTCGAATGGTTCGTGACAAACTATTCTCGTCAGACGAACGTGACGTATAAGACGTCGACGGGACGTCAGTTTACAGTCCACGTGGCATACAAGTCATCACTGGATGGCTATTCGAAAAAGTTTTTCGACCCGTTTTGTCGTACGGAGCGGATCGAGTTTCAGGGATTTACGACAACGGTTGCACAACTGAATTTCATTCGCTGGTGTATAGTCAACGGTATCGTCGATTACATCACTGAGAAAGGAGTCTTGCACGTCCGCCGGAAATTTGAAGAGGCACGTAGCCATAGTAGTACAGATACATCGTGTAAGACTTTTCAATCTGAGGTGCAAGAATTGGATCAAAGATTAGGTCCAGGTGCGTCGTCTGTGAATTGAGCTTACTGAAATCGACGTACCCCTCTTGACTGTACTCTTTGGGGTTGTCTCCGAAACAATACATGTATATGCTCTTTGTCGGAACTGAAAGCCCGTGGTCGAGAGCCTGTTTGTAACTATAGTAGAGGGACCCAGGGAAATTTGAAAGCACATTCTGATTATTCAGATACAATGTCCCCGATTTAATAATATCCAAAAAATTGATTGTAACTCCATTAAAGAACGTTACAGGTACAGCAGCCAGGATGAAATCCGTGCTGTACCCGTAAAAGTACCTCGATTTATAGTAGGCTGAATCACTCTCATCTTCGTAGTTCTTATTACGTACGAACCATGTAATCATAGACACTGGGAAATCGGCAGTCAAATTCATAATAGCTTTGCCATTCGAGTATGGCTGTCCAGCTTCGGCCCATACACGATTCACTTTGAAGTCCAATTCGCGACTCTGATAGTACATACGTTCACGTGGACTTAGTGTAATCTCCTCGATGAGAACTCTCGGGTTGATTATGTCGATTGGGTTTCCACTTGCATCGGTTGGCGCATTTGTGATCCACGTCGAATCGTGGAATGTGAATCGAACCGTGACTGTTTGTTGTAGGATGGCACACAACGGGAAGAATGGCTTTTCGAGCTTTTCACGTCCAACTTTGCGCTCGCTATGTCTCCTACAAAAGAAAAAGTCCAGTGGAATCATCATATTCACAACATCCGTCGCTGGAACAACGTTCGATTCACTCTGACCCAAACTCGTCGCTTGGTACATTGCGATCTTCTCATCCGCGTCAAGGAACAACTGATCGCGAAGAATGTACCAGTCATCCGTCAACGTTTC